GCCCGCTTCATCGGCCAGCGCGGTGCCAAGGTCGCCAGCTTCACCCATCCTGAGCGTGCCATTTGAAAGATGCTGCAGCGCCATGCCATAGTAGATCGTCGTGTTTGCCGTTATCGGTCGGAAATAGTGCGTATCGCGCAGTATGTGCGCTGGCACTATGCGCTCAAGCAGCGTCTCTATATCGTCTGGATCCCATGCGTCGGATTCGCTTATATCGATCACTATCTTAAGCTTCTGATTGTGCTCGGCGTCGTAATCCTCCAGCGTCACATCCGCCTCGGTGCCAAGCAGCTGCTTGAGCAGCCTTATGATCTTGCTGCGCGAACACTTGCCAAACCCGGCTATCTGCAGGAAGAACAGCGTGCGTATAACCTCGTCGCTCATTTCGGTGTTGTACGACGCGCCCGCCCACTCCTGTATCTCGCGTATAGTGTCCGCTTCGTATGTCGGTATCGAAAGTGCTTTCGCCGCTTCGCGCAGGTCCGCTTTGAACTGGTCGAGCATTTCGCCCGTCACGCGCCAGATGGCGTCCATCTCGGTTACGTCGCTGTACCATGATGGAAAGTAGCTGCGCAGCTCCTCATAGTAGCTCTCTGGCGTGTTGTCGAGAAACCGCATCAGGCACCACCTCCGGCTTCGGTGAAGGTTACCGTGCCAAGCGCGCTCACCTGGTCGCTCGTGAGCTGTATGTTCTGCGTGCTGCCGTTTACCAGCAGGTTGTCTATATCGAGCACGTCTGCATCATCCATTATGATGGAGGATACCTGGTAATATCGTATCGTCGCGCCGTAATTGCTGTCGCGCTCAAGCCCGCTGAGATAATCCGTCAGCGCAGTTATTATCCTCGCTTTGGCGTCCTCAATCGCCGCGCCCTGCGCAAGCTCAAGCGTCGCGCTTATGTTCACCGTCAGTACAGATGGCGCAACCGCCGTGAAGTGCGCGCCAAGGTTCGCTGCGCCCTCGCCAAGGCCATCGCCAACAACGTATGTAACGCCGTCCACTGTCGCGGTGTGTCCGAGCGTCGCAGGGTCTACATATTCCTGCACAGCCGCTACTACTTCAGCGCTCGCAGCGCCTCCGTCAGTGCCGAATATCACGCCTTTGACCGTGTTCGGGCCGTTCCACAGCGGTACGATTCGCGCGTGCCCTACGCCGTCTACTTCCTCGCACCACTGCTTGTAATGCTCTTTGTTGCCGTTCTCGGCAAGCGTACGTATGCGTGTCTTGAGGCGCTCTCTGAAATCGTCGTCGCTCTCTGTATCCACGCCAGGCGTTATCAGCTCGCCAAACTTCGCGCTGGCAAGGTTCATTATCGTTGAAACCGGATTGGCATCCGTGCCGCTCTGCACGTAATTGCCCACCGTGCCGGGCGTATCGCACTCGAAGTACGGGCTCTCCGAACTGTCGTAGTACAGATTGAAATAGAGCTCATCCGCAAAGAACTGCGTCTCTTCCGGCACGTCCATAGCAGCGCCCGGTGTAGCGGTAAGTATCGCGCGATAAGTGGCAAGCGTCGCAGCCGTGCGCTCCATATTGAACAGCGTAGCTATGTCGTCGAGATATTCGCCCTCGGCTGTGTCTATGCGCATGAGCCTGAGCATATTGTCGATATCCACATAAGCCGATGCGAATACGAGCATCTGCCCGGCTATCGAGTCGCGGTATATCGAGCCCTGCCGCGTGTCAATGCCGCTCGGCGCGCGTGAAAGCGCCTGCGCCACGAGGTATGCGTATGTTTTGTCTTCAAACATGGTCTCACCTCCTTATGCCGTTACTCTGTCGCTCATGCCCGATTGCAGCACGCCAAACGCCGTCTGCGCGGTAAAGCTTATGTCCACTTCGTCTCGGTCGAACTCGATGCTTATGTCCTCCAGCCTGTCTATTCGGCTGTCGGCGAGCAGCGCATCGTTCAGCTGCGATTCCGCCTCGCTTCTCAAGTACTCGCGCGTAACTCCGTCAGAGCGCATGAGCTTCGCTATCTCGCTGCCGTACTGATCGTCGTAGGCGTAGCAGTCAAAGCGCGGCGTCATGAGCGTCTTTGTTATGCTCTGATTTACCGCCTGCAGGTTGTCAACCATGCCTATTATCCGCCCGGTGTCAAAGTCGAGCTTGTAGGTCTTTGACGGCTGCTGGCTGTCCTCCGTGATGCCCTCTATCGGGAACTCAGGGAATAGCGCCATCTGTATCACCCTCCATTCACTAAATCGAGCACGAAGTACACCGCGCCTTTGTCAAAGCTGAGCAGATACACCACATCGCCCGCCTTAAGCCCCGCGTCAAACGTTATGCGCGCTGCACTCGTAGCGCCGCCGGTCTCTATCTGCGCGTCTATCGAGTAAGACTGCATCCGGCGCGGCACATACAGGTTGCTCTCGGTCAAAAGCAGCTGCGAATCGCTCTCCACCTGTATTTCAAGTGGGCTTTCCTTCTTCACGACGCCCGTTAGCAGCCCGTTCTGGCGCACATCTACCGCGTCTTTGAGCAGCGCGCGCAGGCTCCGTCCAGCGTTAGCCATCTTCCTCAGCTCCTATCCTTTGTCGTCGTCTTCGTCGTCTTCGCCCTGTATCTCGTTCGTCTTGTTCAGCGTCAGCTTCATCGTGTGACTGTTCATCTTGAATTCGTGGCTGTCTTCATCAACATAATAGGTCTGCGATATGCCAAGGAACGGCACGTTTATCCACACCGCCACGCCGCTGTAAACCTCTGTGATGCCCAGCGCCTCTATCGAGAAAGATTCTTCCGGCTTGTTCAGCGTCTCAAGCAGCGCCTGCGCCTTGGTCTTTGCGCTTGATTTGCCGTCTTTCTCGCCGGATGATTGCGTCTGCTGCAGCACGCCTATGCGCGCCTCCAGCGCCGTGTCGGCTGCCGTGGCGAGCACGCTGTTGCTGTCTGAATATATCTTCACGCGCGTCTTTACGTTCTCAATGCTCTTGGTCATCGAGTAGGAAGTGGCGTTAGCGCCTTCCTCTATTACCCACTGCACCAGATTGTCAGCGCGCGCTATCAGGTTGAGCACGCCCTTCTGGCTTATCACGTAGTAACGCTTGCCGGTCGCCCTGTACGTCTTTGCCAGCGCGCCCCAAATCACGTCTATGCAGGTGGTGTTGGGCTTGGTAAAGTCGTTGATTACGTAGCCCGTGTTGACCGCGTTGCCGCTCAGGCTGAACCGCCCGCAGATGTCGTTGAATATCTGCGTCGCTGTTTTCTTCTTGTATACGAATGTATCCTGATTGTTCGCAAGGTATATCGCGTTGTCATACGCTTTGAAACGCGCTGTGCGCTTGTTCGACTGCTCCTGCCGCATTATAACGCCGCGAAAGAGCTCTTCGCCGTTCCAGTAGAACGCGCACTGCTGCCCGCGCTCGACGTCTATCTCCGGCCTGCTGTGCCCGTAGCGGTCGCTGTCCAGCATGCTGAAATCCAGTGAGCGCGGCGCGGAACTCTTGCTGCCGCTCCACGTCACGCTCTCTACCAACGGCGTCATGTCGTATGTCGCGCCATCCTTTACAACAAGCAATGTCATGCCCATGCGCCGTCACCTAAACTTTCAGCACTGTGCCGGGCTCTATCAGGCATGGGTTGGATATTATGCTCTTGTTCTTCGTCACGAGCGTTTCCCAAAGCCCGCCATCGCCGTACAGCTTGCGCGCAATCTTGTATATCGTATCGCCCTTCTGCACTGTGTATGTCTTGGGCGCTATCGTGTTGTTTACGCGGGTTCGCCCGCCGTTCACCGTTGCAAATACGCTGCCTTCAGCCATGCGAAACCCTCCTTATCTCAGCTGCACCCACTTGCTTGAGGCGTAGCCTGTAATGCCGCCGTAGCTCACCTTGTACCAGCTGCCCTTCGTCGCAAGCACTGTGAGCGATGCGCCGTTGGGCATGCGCTTGAGTATCGCGCTGGAGGTCGAATTGCTTGCGCGCAGCATCAGTCTTGAGCCGTTCGTCTTTACTACGCCCGGCCTGCCTCCATCGCTGCCGCCGTTCTCTACAGGGTTTTCAACAACTGCCGATGTATCCAGCTGCCGCACTATCACTTCGCGGTATTCTTTCAGCTCTATCGAGTAGTACAGCGTGTCAGGATCGCCGCCCTGCTCGTGGTACTCAAAGCCCTCTATCGTGCAGAATGTGTTGATGCCGCAGTCAGTCGCTATGAACTTGATCGGCTTTGGCGTGTTCAGCCACTCTACTATCTTGTCGCGATACGTCGCTGGAGGCAGCAGCGCGCCTTTATCCACACAGCAGCCCTGATGCCAAACCGCAGGGAAGTGGCAGTCCCATTTGTAAGAGACTGCCTGCCTGTCCTGTATTATCGTTATCTCGCCTAAACCCGCTACCGAAAGCGTGTCGTTCGATACTCCGTGCGATATGTCTATCTGCTCGGGCAGGACAGGTATTTGAAGCCTGTCCGTGCCCGCATTATTGGTCAGCCAGAATTGCGCTTTGGTATTAGTACTCATAGACGTCATCACCGCCTTCATAGATCTCATCGGCAAGCGCCTGCTTGAGCTGTGGCAGCAGGCTTTGCGTTATCAGCTCTACCGCCGCTTCGCGCGTCATGCCGCCCACTTCTATGCGCCCGCCGCCGTGTACGTCTATCGTCAAGTGCCGCTCTGGGCTTATGCCGCTCGTATCGCTCCGCGCGCCGTAAGGCGATGTGGTTATCGTCGGTGACGTCAGCCCGCCAAACGCGCCATTCACGCTGTCAGCCATGCCGGCTGCCGCGTACGCCACATTGCGCGTCGAGCCTTCAAGCCCGCGCTCCAAGCCTTCGCCTACCATCTCGCCTATCCATGTGGTGAATCGCGATGGCGAATTGACTTCGGTCGTCTTCTGTATGGTGTCCTTTACCAGATTGCCTATCTCCGTGCAGACGGTGGTCAGCTTCTCTTTCAGGCTGTTCATGCCGTTTATCAAGCCCTGCACGATGCTGCGGCCAGTGAAGTAAAGGTTTACTTGCGCCTCGCGCCTTATGCTGTTGCCAAGTGCAAACATAGCTGTTGTAACCAGCGACGCCGAACTTGTAATGCCAGTTGAGAGTGTTGTCACAATCGACGTGCCATTCGTCGTATAATCCCATGTGCACAAGGCCATGGCGTTGTCTACTGTGGTCTGTATCGTTGTTTTCAGTGTCGGTTCAGACAGTGAAATACCATCGCCAATGCTCGTTGCCACATTAATGCCTACGCCGCTGGTATCCGGTGTCGCGGTATCGTATTCTACCAGAGCCGCTTCTGCAGCTTCTTTCATCTGCTGTCCGTACTCTTCTGCGTTGGCAATCTCTGGTGTTACATTGGTTGGTACGCTTGTATTTAGAGTGTTTCCACCAGCAAAAGCATTATTAAACTCCTCGCCAGCTTTAGACATGTCTGTCATCAAAGCAGTCGAGTCAATAGTACCGTCTTCGAGCACATAGTTGGGTGAAAGCGAAAGGTCATATGTTCCTCCGTTCAAGGCATCCAGCCTCTGCTGTGCTTTTTTCTGTGCCGCAGCAGTTGCATCCGGATCGATAAAAGCTGGATCAAATGTCTCTTTTCCGCCTTCACCGCCAAACTCGGGCGTTTTGTACTCCATGCCGGTTACAAGTTCAAATAAGCCCGGCAGCATTTCAGAGAACAAGTTTGAAACGAATGACCATATGATGTTCGCTATAGCCTTACCTATAATGCTTAGGGTTACAAGCACCTGACCGGATGAGAACCATTCGACGAGCTTCTTTGCAAGTGCGCCCGCAAGTGACGCAAGGCCAGATATCGCTCTGCCTATCATCGAACCGAGCGCGGAAGCCAGCCCGCTTACATCAACACCCGTACCATCTTCGCCAGCGAACGAGCCCGTTATAAGGTCGATTATCATGCTGCCTATATTGGCTACCAGCCCGGCCACCTTCTGCATGTTCTCGTAAGTGAATACGCTCTTGAGCAGGTCGCCTACCGCAGTTGCTATCGCAGTTACATTGGTCACTGCCGCCTTGATTGCGCTGGCGAGCATATTCACGATGTTGCTGCCAATCGTCGTCAGCGTGGTTGCAAAGCCGCTCTGCTCGCCGCCTTTGCTGCTGAATGAGCTGAATGCGCTTGACAGCAGATTCGTAAGCGCGCTTACCAGCGACGTAACGCCAGTGCCTATGCCGTTTAT